TTACTCCCCCGCGTCCTGCTCTATGATGTTGAGTGCTCGTCCACCATCCTCATACTTTTCTTTTACGCTGATGGCTTTCTTTTTCTCTTTATTTGGGGTCTTTTGGTCCTTCTTCACGAAGGCATGCGAACAAATAACTATGCCGCGATTACCTTTGGCATAGAACCACAAAACTCTGAGGTCACCCTTAATGAACTCGTAAATCCCCTCGTCCTTATCGACTTCATGGCAAAGGTCTTTACTAATATTCGTGCCTTCTTCAGCGAAGTGGTCGAATAGCGCGTACAGCTTGTCGACCATCCCTCCGTACTGCTTGTTGTCATGATCGTCCAGGAATTCTATTAGCGGAATTTCCCAGTCATCACCGGCCCTTTCCGCATACGCAGTGACGGAAAACTTGCCTTTAGACAGCCTCACTACGTCCATTTCGGGCGCCTATTATTAACTTGTAGGTTAAATTTTTCTACCTTTCCAGTATTGGATTTCATTATGAAGTTGTTAAATTTTGTCATTAGCCATGAATTTCAGTGATATAGACAGCTCAAGACCTTAGTCTAAGCTGAGCGATCACGCGCCATAACAAGGGAGCCAGCTGAGAACACTCGATAACAATCACGCCGTTAGTAGTCAGCACATTTCCCGCGAATGTCTTGGAGAGCCTTGGACGACCCATTCAGAGTAAAGGGGAATCTCACAGCCCCCTCACCATGCCAGTTGAGCTCCACCATAACTGAGCCGGCTCCAGCAATTTTCTCGATCACCGCATTCTTGTTCCGGAAATGCATAAACTTCGCTCCCCACTTCTGGGTCAAGACTTCCGTAACAACATTTTCGTCCCAGCGAACACGCGTATTGAAAGTTGTTCGGCCATCGCTGATTTCACCATCATTCAGGTTGGGCGCTTCTGTGAAGCTGATGTACGCCCATTCAGAGGATGCATCGCAGCCGACTGCCAAACGCGCTTCTACTCCAGTGTAGGGGAACCCCATTGGCTTGGTAGTTGTCGCCATAGGTGAGACGGCATAGGCAGAACGTTCGCCTGTCATCTCATCCGTGGAATCGAACGTGACCCACTCTGGTTCTTTAACAGTCGTTTTTGATCTGCTATCTGAAGTCTCTGTACTGCTAGGAGATGAAGAAGAGGTTTTTGAGCTGCTGGAACTTGTAGTCGAACTGCCGGGATCTGAAGTTATGAAGTTAAACATCAAAACCGCCATCAATCCCGCAACGAGCCAGCTAAGCAGAGAGGTTTTCTTTGGTGCCTTCGCCCCGCACTTCGGGCAAACTTTTGCTTTGGTGCTTACTTCCGAGCCACATTCCTTACACTTCACGAGCGCCATGCCCCACTCCTACAGTCCCTGGCATTTTTAACTTCTATCGCAAAACAGACCACCAAAACACGCGGCCGATAATCCTGATATTGTTATCGATTACGTCCTGAGCCGAATATTCTTCCGTCGCATGCTCTGATGCATTCTGGCTCACAATCTTGATTCCGCCACCTGGTCGACGATGCAGGTACTTCACCCTTAGCATTCCGTCGTGGTCGATCGCGTAGATTTCGCCATCCCGGACAGCGGTGTCACCGGTGTTCACGCCAACACAGGTGCCGTCCGGCATAACTGGTTCCATACTGTTGCCCCGGACAAAGGCACAGGCCGCGTTCTCTTCGACCACCCCTGCCCTGGATAACGTTGATTTTGCAAACCGGAGTTTGGCGCCATGGTTCTCGACTACCTGAGTCTGGCCCGCGCCGGCTGCCAGTTCGACTTCCCTGAACAGAGGCAATTCAACTTCATCCTCATCCAATGGCGTGTTGCTATCCCAGGCATCCATGTGCCCGAAAAACTCCAGTTCGTCTCGGGCTTTTCCCGCGCTAGGCGCTCTACCCTTCGCGGGGGTCGCGGTAAACGCCACCTTGGCAGCCCTGTTCTTCGCATATTCTGCAATTTGGGAAGAGGAAGACTCATCGGAGTCGGATGCGATTGCACGGTGGGCTTCTGCGCTAATGTAAAAGCCGTTATCCATTGCTCCGCGCTCAAGGTGGAGACTCTCTTCGATATGGCGAGCGAAAACCTCGCCGACGTTCTTTGTTCCTTTGAGAACTCGCGAAACATAGTCTGGCTGGCGGTCTATAGCATCAGCTAAACGCTTCTGCTTGCCGCCAAACCTCTCGTTTATCAATCGCGCAAGGTTTTGCCTGCGCACTTCATGAATATCCATTTCGCAAGAATATTTAACGTTTACTCTTTGGTAAATGTCCTGTGGGTTGACAAAATAGTTACCCGTGGGTAAATATTGCGGACATGAAATCACTTCGACTTTACCTCAATAGCATGTCGAGAGCTGACCAAGAGGAATTTGCAACAAAGTGCAAAACCTCGTTGGGCTATCTCCGGAAGGCGCTCTCTACCCGTCAGAAGCTCGGTATTGAGCTCACCTCTCGTCTGCATAAGCACTCGGGCGGAGCCGTTCGTGCTACCGATATTCGGCCAGACGTTGACTGGCGAGAGTTCCGCTCGGTTCTTGATCCGCCCGAGGCGGCCTGATGGTTTCCATTAAACCACTCCGGAACGCCAGGAATACCCAGTTTTCCGGTAGTGGATATGTGTACAGGGTTTGATGCAGGCGCGAGCTGCAGCGCTATCAGAAGCAGCCGGTAAAGCTGGCCAGGCTAAAGCCTAGGTGCCGACATTGCAGCCGGGGACAGGGTCCCGGCGATAGAACGCCAGCAGCGCGAGGCAAAGGTAACCCACCACCGCCCCAGTTGATCGCGCTGACAGCCTGGAAAGACAGGCCGTATCCGGGAGGGCTCTGCTCCCTCGACCAAGGATGACCTGGCAGGTCCCCAGTCTGCCGCGTCAGGTAGAGCCCTCCTCGGATGCGTAAGGGGTTGGGAGTTTCCCGGCCGACGCATCAACCGCAATGACATTGCGAACTTGTGGCTCCCACCGGTAGGGGGTCTGGGTAGCCTCCCTTCAAAAGGCATACGGCGGTGGTACCGGATAACCCGCCAGTTATGCAGGCATGGAGAAACGGTGTCTCGCTGGGCTCATAACCCGGATATCGGAGGGTTCGACTCCCTCGCGTGCTACCACACAAAAGCTGAGGAGAGTCATGGAGTCACTCGGCGAGTGGAACGCATACGTTACCGCCGGCGCCGATCGAGAAGAGAGAAAGGCCAGGCTGGCGGAATGCCCGGAGTCACTACGAGAAAGCGTGACATGTCACGTTAAGACAGTTTTTGAATTACGCAGACGGAGCAGGCAATGCCAGAGAAACTCGAAATCAAACTTCCCTGGCCGCACAAGGCCCTGAGCCCGAACTCCAGGGGGCACTGGGCAAAGAAAGCCCGAGCTGCAGAAGTCTATCGGTACACCTGCAAGATGATTTCGCTGGAAACGATCCAGGCGGGCAAGTGGGATCTGACGCCCCTGCGGGAGCTGGTCGAGGCTGGCGGAGAGATTCATGTGTTCCTCGACTTCCATCCGCCCAACCGGCGGGCCCGGGACGACGACAACATTATCGCCGCGTTCAAGTCTGGCCGTGATGGACTGGCGGACGCACTGAAGATCGATGACTGCCACTTCCGGACACATCCATTCCTGAAACGCGACGAGATCGTCAGGCCGGATGGAGAGATTCGGGTGGTGATTACGGGGAAAGGGCCAGAGGCCTGAAAAAAACCCCCGCCTCAAACGGCTCGGCAAAGCCTCGGCGGGTAATCTTGAAGAGGTAATGATTATGGCTGATCTGATATTGAGTGGCAACAACACGCCAACCATGAGCAGTCGCGAGATCGCGGAGCTCACTGGCAAGCGCCACGGCGATGTTTTGCGAGATATCCGCACCATGCTGGACGCGCTGAAAGATGACGCAGATTTGCGTCATGTCCGTGAAGAGCGAGATAGCCGCGGCTACACCGCCTGCATCCAACTCGACAAAGAGCTCACGGAAACCCTTGTAACCGGTTACAGCATTCCCCTCAGGCACCGAGTGATTAAGCGACTGCACGAAATGGAGCAGCAGCACTCAGCGCCGCAGTGGATCAAGAATCTCAGCCCTCACGCTCGAGTCGTCATTGAGGACCTAAACTCCCAGGTGAACCACTACCGCCAGGAGACCGATCGCCTCAACGCCGTCTGCAATGACCTTGCGGAAAACCTGAAGGCGGGGCTCACCCCTGTCGAGTTCTGCCGCATGCTCAACGGCGTCAACCTGAATCGCGTCCAGCCCTTGTTGGTCGAACGGAAGCGGCTTCTCAGAACCCCTCACGGCTACAGAAGTGCGGCTGCTTATCGAGACAAGCTATTCACGGAGCGTCGCTACCTGAACCGAGACGATCGCCCATGCGAGAAGGTCGTCCTCACCCAGAAGGGTGCGAAGTGGCTCTACTCCGAATACGAAAAAGGCCATCTGCAAATGCGGCGCGACTGGGATGGGCAATTCACTCACCTACTTTTTGAACAAGATTCGGAGGCCGCGTAATGCGAGCAAGAAACATCAAGCCGGGATTCTGGAAGAATGAAGACCTGGTTGAGCTGCCCTTTGAGCATCGCCTCCTGTTCGTTGGCCTTTGGATGCTGGCCGATCGTGAAGGCCGCCTGGAGGATAGGCCTAAGAGGATCAAGATGGAGCTGTTCCCGTGCGATAACGTGAACGTGGATGCCGGCCTGGAGGACCTTACCTCTATGGGATTACTGGAGCGCTACGACTACCAGGGCGTGAAAGTCATCATGATTACGAAGTTTTCCGAGCACCAGTCACCTCACCACTCAGAGAAGCGCAGTGAGTTACCGGGAAAGAACGGTTATGACCCGGTGACCCAGCCGAAGAAGGCAAAGCAGGCCACGCAGAAAGGCGAGGGGCAAGACGGTGGACCTACCGGAGATGGCAAGCCGGAAACAGGAGAAATTCCGGTCAAAACTGAAGACCCACAGCCTAACAACGGTAACGACCAAGAGAGTACCGGTGAACCTACGGTAGATTCACGGGAGGTTCACGGTAAACCTACCGTAGACCCACAAAACAGCAACGGTAGATCTCGCCCTGATTCTCTGAATCCTGATTCTCCGAATCCTGAATCCATGGAAAAGACTGATGGCCCATCGGCAAGCGATGAGCCCTCGGAGGATGAAGACTCCGGCGCGGAGAAAACACCCAAGGGTTTTCAGTATCCCCATGAGTTTGAGCTGGCCTGGTCCAGGTATCCGAAGCGACTTGGCAGCAACCCGAAGCGTAAGGCTTACAAGTGCTGGAATGATCGCCTCAAAGACGGCTACGACCCCGCTGAAATGCTCGCCGGCGTGATCCGCTACGGGAAACTCTGCGACGCCACGAACAAAACCGGTACGGAGCTCGTCATGCAGGGCGTTCGGTTCTTCGGCAAGGACTGCGAATTCCTCGAGGAGTACGAAACGAGAGATTCGGAAAACGATTCCGGGCCCAGAACCGAAGAGCAGGACTGGAGCAAGGTGGACTACAGCCGCGGCGTGACCGCTGAGGGGGTATTTTAATCATGAGCACAGTCACCAGCCTTCTGAGCAAAATCCTCACGGACACCAAAGTCTGCGAGAAGCATGGCGAGTTCGAGGCAACCGGCGTCCCCGTCGGGGAAAAGACCCGCTGGTCACCCTGCCCTGACTGCGAAGCCGAACGAATAGAGCGTTCCAGAGAGCGTCGGCACCGTAAACTTATCGACCACGGCGGCCAGGTCCGTCTTGAGCGGGCAATGGAGCAGGCCGCAATCCCCAAGCGGTACCGGACTCGCACCCTGGATACGTACAACGCTCAGACCTCAGGTCAGAAGCGGGCTCTGTCTTCAGCAAAACGATTCGCAGACAGCTTTGAAGACGCCCTGGACACCGGGGCAAATCTGATCATGACCGGCCGGCCCGGTACCGGGAAGACGCACCTGGCAATTGGAATTGCCCACCAGGCAATGCGGGAAGGCTACACCGCCATATTCATGACTACCATGAACGCGATTCGGGTGGTCCGGGAAACCTACCGAAATGGCGAGAAGACCGAGCGGAAGGCGATCCAGCAGCTGGCCGAGCCAGACCTTCTTATTCTCGATGAGGTTGGCGTCCAGATGGGTACCGACAGCGAGCGGAAAATCCTTTTCGAGATCATCAATGCCCGCTACGAGAACATGCGCCCGATGATTCTGATCAGCAACCTGGACGTTGAGGGTGTGAGGTCATTCTTGGGCGAAAGAGCAACCGATCGGCTCCGCGAAGGTGGTGGCCGAGCCATTATCTTTGACTGGGACAGCCATCGTGGGGGTGAATTTTGAGCAGAGACCACCTCACCAAGATGAGAGCCCGCCAGGCGGCAAAAGACTACATGCACGGCGCCTATCTGCGAGCCCAGTCCGAGGAGCTCTCCGATAAGCTGCTTGGCGTCAAATTTGGCTGCAGCTCTTTCACGATCAAGAAGGTCCGGGAGCATATGCCCGTTGTTGCCCTTGATGACGAAGACCAGGCACTTATCCGTCAGTGTGCCGCAGAGAAGGCCCGCATTGATCAGCAGCTGCCGAAACTGACGAAGTCCTATCTCTCCCGGCATTACCAGGTAAGCCCCGAGGCGATCGATATCGAACTGGATCTGGTCGGCTGGGAGGATCCGCGCATTCTGAGGAAAAAGCGGAGGGCTGCATGAGGAAGCGATCGGGCCCAGCATTCAACCAGGAGAAGCGACCGCTCAAGCCCTGCCCGAAATGCCATGGGGGTGGCTTCGTGAAGCCTATGTTTTACGAGATGCCCTGCGATCGCTGCGAAGCGTCCGGTGTCGTTTGTAAGGAGACTGGCGAAAGCCTGGCAATGCCTGACCTGATTATTCAGCTCCGAATCCGGCTGAGTGAGCGCAACCAGGAGCTGGTAGATGTCAGGCGACAGCTGGCGGCCATGAGGGCAGAGAGCAACGGCCGGGGCTACGGCGCTGGCGGATCACGGTACCACGGGGACTGACATGCTGCAGAAGACGACACCGATACACTCGAAAAAGATCAGAGACGCGGCCCGGAATCAGCCCTGCACCTTGCAGATCGTTGGCGTGTGCAATGGCGACTGGTCAACAACGGTCCTCGCTCACCTTCCGGATGAAAGCCACGGCATCGCGCGAAAGAGTGACGACCTGTCCGCCTGCTTCGCCTGTGATTCATGCCATAGCGTGATCGATGGCCGAATGAAGTGGCCACCTATGGAGCGCGAGCATAAAGACTGGTATTTCCGCCGGGCCCAGATTCGCACCTGGCGGGTTCTCTTCCAGGAAGACGTTTTCTCGATAAAAGGAGCTGCGTGATGCCTCTTCCAAATTATTGGTTCAGATTGATCACTAAAGACTTGGAGGCTATTGAAATGAAAGGTCCAACAGAGCAGCAACTGAGAGATCCGAAGTGGTGGGATGAGAATGCTCCGGAAGGCACAACGCATTTCTTTCCGCCTTCAGGCGATTGGTACAAAAACGCGGAGCACGGACTGGAATGTTGGGCGGCAAGCCTTGGGTTTTGGGTTCCAGCTGGCTTTCCTGACCGGCTGGAAGACCGTTTGGCGGTAGAGCGCCCTGCCAAGCGAGAGCCCAAGGGGCGTGACGAAGAGCCCGACGCCTACATGTGCCCGGCTGGCTGCGGCTGCCTGTGGCGGGACAATGGCGACGATACGATGTCGCTGTATGGCCCGAAGTCGCAGTCTTGTGATGTTTGTGAGATGGAGCCGCTAAAAAACTTAATCCCGGTCAAGAAGCTGCTTACCAAGGAGCAGAGAGACCGCAACAGTCTTACAGAGACAATTGCAGAGGCTTCCCGTCTAGGCCTGAACAAGCAGGGCATATCGAATATGGTGTGGGCCGCCGGCTGGCGCAAGGAGGACTAATGGCCGAACAAAACCGAAAGACGCCTGACCAGCGCCGGGCCCGGGAAGCAGCCCAGCGGGAAGTAGACCGCTTCATCGCCTATATGCAGGGACTGGACACCATCGATCAGCTGGCGCACCAGGGCCGGAGCATCATGGGCATGTGGGCAGAGTTTGAGGGCAAGCCACCATCCGGATCAGGGTTCAATGGATTCTGCATGCTGGCGGACAAACTGGAGAAGATCCGGCTTCGCCAGATGCCTGAGGAGTTTGCCCGGGCTTACGATCGGTTAAGCCGCATGGCCAGCAGGGCACCAAAGCAGGTAGACGCCCTCTGTGTCGATCGCTTCTATCGTGGGCGGACCAAGGTGGCCATCGATCCATTTACCGAAAAGCGCTATGAGATCCATTGGAACGACTACGCTTGTGCCCAGCTGCTCGGTTGCTCCGTGAAGGTATTTCAGCGGAGGGTCACAAAGGGCTATGGCCAACTCGAGTACCTTCTCGGTTATCAGGAATCTGCAGCCGCATGACACTAGATGTTGACTTCAGGGGTCCAGCAGATACACTATTTGGTAGCTGGTCAAACTGACCTCGAACGAAACCGCCCTCCCCCTCGGAGCTGGCGGTTTTTTTGTGCCCGATTACTCCATGAACCGATCTGCCCGCCACCGAGCGGGCTTTTTTATGCCTATGAATCGCCAACTACTCAGATCACAGCTGGAGCGCCACGAAGGCCTCCGCCTGAAGCCCTACCTCGACACAGTGGGCAAGCTGACCGTCGGCTATGGTCGCAACCTGGAAGACGTGGGCATCAGTCGCGATGAGGCTGACTTCATGCTCGACAACGATATCGACCAGGTTGAGCGCCAGCTGGAGACCGTCGACGAATACCGTGATCTCGATCCTGTTCGCCAGACGGTTATCGCGAATATGGCGTTCAATCTGGGCTTTGCTGGCCTCATGGGCTTCAAGAACATGTGGAGCGCAATCGATCGCAGAGACTGGGATCGGGCAGCAAAAGAAATGCTCAATTCGAAATGGGCCCGCCAGGTTGGCGTGAGAGCCGTTGAGTTGTCGGAAATCATGCGGACTGGCGAGGTTGGCGGTGTCTGAAGTGAGCGATCGCAGAGGTTGGCACATCGACAAGGGCATCCCCATCGCAGTCCTGGTGACCGTTGTGTTGCTGGCGGTTTCCATTGCCAGGGATCAATCCAAGCAGGACGAGCGGCTTTCATTGGTTGAGAGCTCTGTGCAGACGCTGCAGCAGGCCAGAATCAATGACCAGGAGCGCACTCAGAAGACCTATGACGAGCTCAAGGTCGATATCCGGCGAATGAACGAGAAGCTCGACCGCCTCCTCGAAAGCCAATATGGACGCGACTGAAAGCCATCCGGACCCGAATCGCTGGTGGAAACACCGCCGGCGCGGGTACTACACCGGCAAGTGGTGGGCCATATTGCAGACGCCCTGCTGGGTCCTTCTCGGCATTTACGATACGAGGGTCCTTGAATCAATGGGAGTGGTCATCGGCTGGTCATACGGCATCAGCGTCACCCTGATCGTCAGCTACTTCGGCAACAACATCGCTGAGGCCTGGGCAGGCAAGGTGAAGCAATGATTCCTTTCGGACCAAAAGCAAAACTGATCGGACTGGCTGTGGCCATCGCGGCAATTGGTTACGCCGGATGGATGGCCAGAGGCTGGTTCGAGGACAGTAAAGACCTCGCAGCCATGGAAGCACAGCAGGCGCTGGCCGCTAAGATCCGTGAGGACATTGGTGGCATTTCCACACAGGTGGAGGATCGCCTGAGTGAGCTCAGGGCCAACGAGCGCATCATCGACCGTGGAGTTATCCGTGAGATTCAGAAGCCGATTTATAAGCGCGTGTGCTTTGAGCCTGAGCTTGTCCGGCTGCTTAACGATGCCCAACGTGGAGATACCGGCCAATCTGATGGTGAAGTGTCCGGACCAACTCCCTGAGCTGAGAGACGGACAGGCCGATACTGCAGCCACCGTTATCACAGAGACCGCCAGCATCTACCACAACTGCGCCACCAGACAGCGCGGCCTGGTTGATGCAGTCAATGAGGCATACCAGTGAACGAACAGCAGCTCGCCGAGCTCATCGAGGCTATCCGCCAGCAGACTGATGCGATCAATCGCCTGGCAAATAGCAATGCCGCACTGGTTCAGGCTATGGCCGAGGCCGAGGGAATGGATGACGAGGACAGGGAGCCGACCACTTACCTCGACGGCAGCACACTCGACTGATGCCACAGCGTACCGCCAAGCCCTGCCGGGACAAGTTATGCCGGATGACCACCAGGGAGAAGCACGGCTACTGCGAGGCTCACGCTGACCAGGCAAAGAGCTGGACACGAGGCAGAGCAGGCAGAGGCAGAGGCGGCAGGCCATGGCGACGGCTGCGAGACCAGGTGCTTGAGCGTGATCGATACCTCTGTCAGCCATGCAAGAGAGATCATAAAGCGACACCAGCAACTGAGGTTGACCACATCGTCCCAGAGGCTGAGGGAGGCGCCACGGTTGCCAGCAACCTTGAGGCCACCTGCCACCCATGCCATCAGGCCAAGACCCAGCGGGAGGCCTTGAGGGCGCGAGAGCGAGGCGACAGCAGCCCCGGGGGTGGGTAAATCTCTGGAGCCCTGTCCAGCGGACACCGCGCCCTCAATCGTTTTTTTATGCGTGAGAAATAACGAAACTTTTTCCGGAGGTCCTGGTTGAACAACAACGCTCCAGTTCGCGCCTCCGGCGGAGGCCGAAAACGGAAGTCGGTTGGCACTCAGAAAAGCTCGATCACCCGGATCAATCCTCCCGAAGAATTGATGGGCGATGCGGCCCGGAGAATCTGGAAACAACAATCGAAGGTGCTGATCGATCGCGGCACGTTCGAAGTCGAAGACGCCCCACTGCTTCAAGCCTACTGCAACGCCTGGCAACTGATGCTGGATGCCGAGATCCGGATTGCCAACGAGGGATTAACGCTTCCGACCGCTGATGGCAGCGAGAAGATGCACCCGGTTGTGAACGTCCGCGACAAGTCAGTGCAGCAGCTTTCGAGGCTCGGCTCACTGCTCGGGCTGGATCCGCTCACCCGGATGAGAATGCTCGGCGGTGGCGGAGCAAATGACGACGGCAAAAACGAGGGCAACGAATTCGACGAGTTCTAACCTATGAGCGCCTACCCCAATGTGAACGCGGCGCAGAAGTACGCCCGCGATGTGGTAGGTGGCCGGATCGTCGCCTGCAGCTACGTCAAGGCAGCTTGTGCCCGACACCTGAATGACCTGAAGGCAGCGAAAGCGAAGAGCTATCCGTATCGGTTCGACCGGGACCTGGCGGAAAGAGCCTGCAGGTTTGTCCAGCTCCTCCCCCACACCAAAGGGGAATGGGCCAGAGGTAACCAGCGGATTGTTCTTGAGCCCTGGCAACTGTTCAGTTTCTCGATGGTGTTCGGCTGGATCCGGAAGAAGGACAAGCTCCGCCGGTTCAGGGAAGTCTACGAAGAGGTCCCCAGGAAGAACGGCAAGTCAATCAAGGTGGCCGGCGCCGGGTTGTACGCCTTCTGCGCAGATAAAGAATATGGCGCCGAGGTCTATTGCGGTGCCACCAGCGAGAAACAGGCCTGGGAGGTTTTCCGCCCCGCCCTGAAGATGGCCAAAAAAATGCCAAACCTGCGTAACCGATTTGGCATTGTGCCCTGGGCAAAGAAACTAGAACGGGGCGATGGAAGCGTTTTCGAACCGGTGATCGGTGATCCAGGTGACGGCTCCAGCCCCTCGATGTCAATCATCGACGAGTATCACGAACATCCTGACTCGCGCCTTTACGACACGATGATTACTGGCATGGGCGCCCGATCGCAGCCGTTGCTGTGGGTGATAACCACCGCCGGTTTTGATATCGCCGGGCCCTGCTATGAAATGCGGGAACGCGCCATCGAGATGCTGGAAGGCACCAGCCAGGATGACGAGCTGTTCGCCATCATCTACACCATCGATCCGAAAGACGATTGGACGACCGACGAGGCGATTCTCAAGGCCAACCCCAATGCCGGGGTGTCGGTAAAGCTCGACTACCTCAAGAGCCAGAGGGACAAGGCGGTTGCTCGGGCCCGGTTGGCGAACAAGTACAAAACCAAGCACCTCAATGTCTGGGTCTCCTCGAAAGAGGGGTATTTCAACATGGAGGACTGGAAGAAGTGTGAAGACCAGTCACTAACCATCGACCAGTTCCGGGGCGAGGACTGCATTCTGGCATTCGACCTGGCCCGCAAGCTGGACATGAACAGCATGGCCCGGCTATTTAGCCGCCAGGTAGATGGCAAGACTCACTACTACTGCGTTGGGCCGAAGTTCTGGGTACCGGAAGACACAGCCTTCGACAATGAAGACCGCCGGCTCGGCGAGCGGTACCAGGGCTGGATTGAATCGAAGCACCTGGATGCCACAGACGGCAGCGAGGTGGACTACCGGGAAATCCTAGAATGCGCCAAGGAAGCCAACCTGGAGACGCCGGCTCAGGAGTCACCGATTGACCCGCACGGCGCCGCGAACCTCTCGCACCAGCTGGACGACGAAGGCCTGAACCCGATCACCATGGTTCAGAACTACACCAACATGTCGGACGGCATGAAGGAGCTGGAGGCCGCGATCGTATCCGGCCGTTTCCATCATGACGGCAATCCGATCATGACCTGGTGTGTTGGAAACGTGGTTGGCAAGTACCTGCCCGGTAATGACGACGTGGTCCGCCCCATCAAGCAAGGCGATCACAACAAGATCGACGGCGCGGTGGCTCTCATCATGGCCGTAGGCCGCGCACTGGCGAACGCCCAAGTAGGCGAAAGCGTACTGGATACCCTTTCTGACGACGACATCCTGGTGATGTAAATGCGCACTTATCTGATCGACACCCTGGGCCTTGCCGGTTTCGGGGCGATGACCTATGGCCTGTATCTCAGATTCGGCCTGGCTGATGCCCTTATCGCTGCTGGCGGACTGATGTTCGTTATGGCCCTGGCAGCTGCCCGCGCCTCCAAGCGCAAAGCTGGCGGAGGTAAGAAGTAATGCTTGAGTCCCTGTTCGCCCCGGAATCCCGGTCACTTGAGGATCCGAATACACCGCTGACCGGCCAGAACCTGGCGGAGTACTTCGATACCAACATCGGTATCCAGGTGGACAACCAGTCCGCTCTGACTCTATCGGCGGTCTACTCCTGCATCTATGTTCTGTCCTCTTCCATTGGCCAGCTGCCGCTTCACGTGATGCGGAAACGGGGCGACAAAATCGAGGCGGCCAAGGATCACCCGGCTTACTGGCTACTTCACGATGAACCCAACGAGTGGCAGACCAGCTACAAGTGGCGGGAAACCAAACAGGGCCACGTTCTTGGTTGGGGCAATGGCTACACGCAAACCGTGCGCAGTCCGAGCGGGGAGCTTCGAGAATTGGTCGCCCGGCGGCCCTGGGAAACCCAGCTGGTCAAAAACGGAAACCGCTGGCTCTACGCCGTTACCGAGGAAGACGAAGGCAGCCGCGCCGTCGCCCTCGAGGACATGATCCACGTCCGTGCCCTGGGCTCCGATGGTCGGACCGGCAAGAGCCTGATCCGGCAACACGCTGAAACCATTGGCCTGGGGCTGGCGGCTCAGCGCTATGGAAAGGACTTCTTCACCGGCGGTGGACGCCCTACCGGCCTGGTCACCGTGAAGAACTCGCTGCAGAAGGACAGCTGGGAGCGCCTGAAAACCGCCTGGAACAACGCAGTCTCGAAATTGAAGGCCAGCGAGAACAAGACGCTGATGCTGCCGGCGGATCTCGACTACAAGTCGATCACCATTCCGCCCGAGGATGCCCAGTTCCTGGAAACCCGGAAGCTGAACCGCTCCGAGGTTGCCGGCATCTTCAACGTGCCGGCGCACATGATCAACGACCTCGACAAGGCCACCTTCTCCAATATCAGTGAACAGGCCATTCAGTTTGTTCGGCACACCATGATGCCCTGGGTTGTGAACTGGGAGCAGGAGATTAACCGCCGGGTATTCACCCGCGCTGAGCGTGCCGCTGGCTACTACTGCAAGTTCAACCTCGCCGGCCTGCTGCGCGGAACCGCGAAAGAGCGAGCGGAGTTCTACCACGCCGCGATCAACGACGGCTGGATGGACCGCAACGAAGCCCGAGTGCTCGAGGACATGAACCCCCGGGATGGTCTGGATCAGATGCTGGTCAGCGTGAACGCCCAGCCCCTGAGCGCCCTGAATCAATCCGACACCCCCAACGATGACGAGGAATCCACCTCATGAGCGAAGTCGAGAAGCGCGCCCTTCTGTGTGAGGTGCGCGCCGAAGAAACCGAGGAAGGACAGCCGGCCCGCATCGTCGGGCATGGTGCGGTCTTCAATAAACGCAGTGAAATGATTCTGGGCATGTTCAAAGAGGAGATCGCCCCGGGCGCCTTCGATGATGTGCTTGGCGACGATGTGCGTGCCCTATTCAATCACGACCCGAACTTTGTTCTGGGCCGAACTCGCAGCGGCACTCTGGAGCTTTCGGTTGACGCTGAGGGTTTGCGCTACGACATCAATCCGCCAGACACCCAGTCCGTGCGGGACCTGGTGTTGGCTCCGCTGACCCGGGGTGACATCACTGGATCGAGCTTTGCGTTTCGAGTTGCGCCTGACGGTGACGAATGGATGGAAGACGAAGACGGCCTGATAGTGCGGACCATCCACCGCTTCAGTCGATTGCTCGACGTTTCGCCGGTGACCTACCCGGCTTACCCGGATGCGGGCGCTGCAAAGCGCTCCCTCGAGGCTCGCTGTGAAGAGATCAAGGGTCTCGCCCAGCGTGCCATCAATCAGCGCCGCGCCCGCGAGCGCTTCCTTGAACTCATCCACGCCTGAAACCAAAACATCGCCCCGGAGGGCACAGCACTATGAAACTCCATGAATTGAAGCAAGCGTACAACGAGCTCGCCCGGAACATGCGCAACCTGCATGACAAGATCGGCGATAACACCTGGACTGACGAGCAGCGCAGCCAGTGGAACGACTGGAAGCAGAAGCTCGACGGTTTCGACGAGCAGATCAAGCGCGAAGAAGCACTGCGGGATGCAGACCAGCGCTTCGTCGAAGATAACGAAGAAGAGCATCGCGACAACCTGGACAACGAAGAGCGCGGTGGCCAGTCCATTGATGAGCAGCGTGCCCAAGCGTTTGACGGGTTCCTGCGTCAGGGAATGTCCGAAATGTCCGCGGAGCAGCGCCAGATCTTGCGCGAGATGCGTGCTCAAGCCACCGACCCAGACACCGCTGGCGGCTACACGGTACCAACCGAGATGCTGAATCGCATCCACGAAGCGATGAAGGACTACGGCGGTCTGGCCAGCGTAGCCCAGATCCTCACCACTGACAGCGGTCATACGCTGGAGTGGCCCACCTCTGACGGTACCGCTGAAGAAGGCGAGCTGATCGGCGAGAACTCTCAGGCATCTGAGGGTGACGTGGTGTTCGGTATCAAAAACCTTGGCGCCAAGAAACTCAGCTCCAAGGTGATCCGCGTTTCCAACGAGCTGCTGAACGATTCGGGAATCGACATTCAGGGCTTCCTGGCAAGCCGTATCGGTTCCCGTCTCGGACGCGGTGAGGCCAAGTTCTTGGTGCAAGGTACCGGTGCTGGCACTCCCGAACAGCCCACTGGCCTGCAAGCGTCGGTGACTGGAACCACCACAGCTGCCAGCTCCAGCGAATTCACCTGGCAAGAAGTGAACGGCCTGATCCACAGCATTGATCCGGCTTACCGCCGCGCTGCGAATTTCCGCATTGGTCTTAACGACAACACGCTGAAGCTGATGACGGAAATGGAAGACTTGCAGGGCCGCCCTCTGTGGCTCCCAGCGGTATCGGGTGCAGCACCGGCCACAATCCTCAACGTGCCTTACTTTGTGGACCAAGGTATTGCCGATATCGGCGTGAACGCTAAGTTCATGTACGCCGGCGACTTTGCCCAGTTCATCATTCGCCGGGTTCGTTACATGGTGTTGAAGCGCCTGGTTGAGCGCTACGCCGACTTTGACCAGACCGGCTTCCTCGCCTTCCATCGCTTTGACTGCGTGCTGCAGGATGCTGCCGCGATCAAGGCACTGCAGGGCGCTGCCACTTAATCCACCGGGCCGCCTTGAGCGGCCCCTGAACTGACGGAGCCGACATGCTCGAGCTGGACATTATAAAGCAACACGTCCGGCTCGAGCCGGACTTTACCGAAGACGACACACTACTCGACACCTACTCAACCGCAGCACAGCGCCTGGTCGAGAACCACACAGGCCGAACGCTGTATGCAACGCAGGGAGAGATCCCGACTCAAACCGATCCGGATACCGGAGAAGTCACCATCTCCGACGAAGACGCCCTGGTGCTCGATGACGACATCACCACGGCCATGCTTCTGCTGATCGGCCATTGGTACGCCAACCGGGAAAGCGTTGTTGTAGGAACCATTACCTCTGAATTGCCCATGGCGGTGGAGGCCCTGATCGCGCCATACCGCCACTTTCATTTCGCGTAGCGAGGAATAGCTAATGGCACGCAAACCCAGCAAAACAAAGCAGGACCAGGCGACTGAGCAACAGACAGTCGATCCTGAACAGGTCGAAACCTCTGAGGCTGAAACCCAGCCAGAAACGGTCGACGGTGAGCCGAATGAGCCCGAGACCCAACCGGCAGTTGAGCCACAATCCGAGGCTGCAGGGTCCGAAGAACAGGAAGGAAAGCCGGCCGCCAGGACGAAAGCGCGGATGGTTGAGGCCACTCTAAAAACCCGCCATTGCCGAGGCGGCATCTGCAAGGAGGCCCAGGAGAAAATGTGGATGACTCAGGGCGAGTACGAGCGCCTGAAAAAATACGACCGGGTAGAGTGAAATGAGAGCTGGCCAGCTGCGGCACAGGATCACTATCGAAAAGCCTGGCCAGACCCAGGACCCCGCAACCGGAGAGATGATCCCGGGCTGGGAGGTCGTGGCTACTGTATGGGCTGCCAAGCGGCCTTCCAGCGCCCGGGAGTTCAAGCAGTCCCAGGCCGGCCAGTCTGAGGTCACCGGTGAATTCCAAATCCGGTACCGCCCTGGTATCGACGCAACGATGCGGATTGTCCACAAAGGCCAGATCTTCAACATCGAAGGTGTACTGCCTGACGATCGAAGTGGCCGGGAACACCTAACCCTGCCCTACAGCGAAGGCGTTAACGATGGCAGCTGATGGGGTGAACTATAAGTTCAACGGCCTGCCGGAGCTCCTCGGCAAGCTGGACGGCCTCGAATACGACCTCAAGCGCAAGGGCGGACGTTTCGCACTTCGCCGGGCTGCCCAAGTTCTCCGGGATCAGGCGCGAGCCAATGCTGAGCGCGTGGATGACCCGCGAACGTCAGAGAACATTGCAGCGAATATCGTCGAGCGCTGGTCGGGTCGAACTTTCAGAAAGACCGGCAACATGATGTTCCGAGTGGGTGTTCTTGGCGGTGCCCGCCAGTATGCCAACACCAGGGAGAATGTCCGGAAGGGTAGGGCTGGACAGACATACCGGACGGACGGCAGCTCCGGGAATCCCGGCGGCGATACCTTCTATTGGCGTTTCCTCGAATTTGGTACAGAGGATGCGCCCGCGCAGCCAATATTCCGGCCGGTGCCGCAGCAGGCAGGCCAGCAAGCCGTGTCCGTGTTCGCCAATGAGTATTCCAAAAAGATAGAGCGAGCCCTTAAGCGGGCCCGGAAAAAAGCAGGTGTGAAATGAGCATCAGGATTGTTTTGCCATCCGGTAAAGCCCCAAAGGCCTGCCGGGTAACAAAGATCTACACCGAAGATGGCCATGAAATTAAGGGCGTGACTGGCTGCAATATCGAAATCATGCCTCAGGGGGCCATAACGGCTCATCTTTCGGTTTTTGTTGAGGACGTGGAAAACCTCGAACAAATAAAGGGCCAGGTGAGCATCGTCAACCCAGAAAACAAGGAAGTTGAAGCTTTTATTTCGGATTTGATGAATGAGGGTAACCAGTGACCCCGCCAGTATTCCAGGTATGCGCCGCTGATTCAGCCGTCACTGCTCTGCTCGGCACTGGGCCAACGCGTCTTTTCCCATTCGGCCAGGCTCCCCAGGGGATCACCCTGCCCTACGCCGTATGGCAAACGATCAGCGGCCTACCAGAGAACTACCTGGGACAAACCCCGGATCTCGACAGCTACACCGTGCAGATCGATGTGTACGCCGGTCGAGGCAGTGAGGCCCGGCAGGTAGCCGCTGCGCTGCGCGATGCGATCGAACCGCATGCTCACGTGGTCGGCTGGAATGGGGAGAGCACCGATCCCGACACCGGGCACAAACGATATGGATTCGACGTCGAGTGGCACGTCCCTCGATAAAGCAAACAGCAACCACCCGAACAACCCGCCGCCGAGCGGGTTTTTTATTGAAACCCGCGAGAGGATTGAACCATGAGCAAGCTCACACAGGGCACCCATATTTTCTTTCTGAACACCACCGGCCAGACTCCCGAAGTCGTCAAGGTCGATTGCGCGACCAGCTTCAACCCTGGCGGCGATCCCGCAGGCGAGCTGGACGACACCTGTCTGGACAGCAACGAAATGGAGTATGTTGCCGGCATGCGTAACCCGGGCACTGCTTCCCTGGGTATTCGTCCTGATGGCGACTACGACAGCCACATGACAATGTGGAATCTGTCCCGGATGAACCCTTCACCGGCGATGAACTGGGCTGTTGGTTGGTCTGACGGAAAAGCAACGCCAGGTATTGCTCAGGGCGTTGGCTCTGTTGCTGTTGATGCTGGCGGATCTGGTTACTCGAGCGGCACCACCACGGTCACATTCTCTGATCCTGAAGAGGCTGACGGCCGAACCGCGACGGGCATCGCAACTGTGGTTAGCGGAGCTGTCACCGAAATTACCATTACTGACCCGGGCACCGGCTACACTGCTGCTCCCACGGTGACCATTGGCGGTGACGGTACCGGTGCGACTGCAACTGCGACATTGGGCGATTACAGCTTCGTGCTGCCCAGCTCCAGGACCTGGTTCACTATGGGCGGTTACATTTCTGACTTCCCCTTCGACTTCCAGACCAACGCCCTGGTTGAGTCGGAGGTCAGCATTCGTCGCACCGGTGGTGCCCGCTGGATCAAGAAGGCCTCGTAATCATGGATTTGACCCTTGATGCACTCAAAGACATGGGCGCCTTCACCGGCGCCCCTGTCCAGAAAGAAATTGTCCTGAAGAAAGATGGCAATGACGAAAAGACTGCCACGGTCTACGTGCGCAAGCTTTCCTATTACACCGCTGTTTCTGACATTAAATCCCTCAACGCCAATTCGGATGCCGTGGCTGGCCGCATTGCCTCTGCTATTTGCGACAAGGAAGGAAAACCTGTTTTCAAGCCTGGCGATATTACTGGCGAGGCGGATCCGGATCGCGGGCCCTTGAGCAGTGAAATCACCATGGAGCTGCTGCGCGTGATCGGCGAGGTGAACGGAAAAAAGACGGAGAGCTGACCGACGAGGATGAGCTCTGGCATGAGCTGGTAATGTGCGGCATTGGCGGTCCGACGATCGCCATCGCCAAGCAGACTATGAGCTATGTTGAGTTCCTGGAATGGGCCGAATTCCGTCGCAAGAGGGGCAGTCTTCATCCTGGAATGCGGACAGAAAGGGCTGGAGCGTTGGTGGCTGCCATCCTGGCAAACGTCAACCGCAAGAAAGACAGCCAGCGGGTCAGCTTTTACAACTTCGCCCCTCATCACGAAGAGCCGAAACTGTCGCTGGAGCAGGCGATGGAAACCTGGAAATAGGTTGCTAAACTCTGTGCGCATATTTTCGAAGGGATTGATCATGAAAAAGCTACTTCTGTCGGCTTGCGCAGCCCTGACAGCGTGCGCACAGAACCCGGTTGATTTCACTCAAGACGTAACCTTGGAACCTTGGCATAGCTCTAAGGCAGTGCAGTCTGTTCGGTTTCCTGCCAAATCGAGTGGTGGGGATCTCGAATTCTGTGTGGCAAAGAATGTCGTTAACCCTGCGGTAACGTTTGCAGATAGTGCTGACAGCTTCTTTGGTGCGTTCACTGGGGCGTATTATCACGACACAGACACGGATACCGTGGGCGGCGGCTCTGTTATCCAGCACTCATCGGAAAAGGGTGTTATTGCTGTCGGTGTTACCAGCTATGAAGCATCCGCATTGGTCAGTCGTTATGTTCGCTTCCAGCTCGCGGCGACAAATGGCTTATACGAGTTTGAAAACCTTGAGCAAGTGCAAGCCAATAGCGGGGCTGCGCCAAACACTGGCTTTACTCCGTTAGGCGCTTTTGCTGGTGCCAATCCTGAACTCGCACTGAAATCACTTGAGGAAATTGCAGATAAGATTGATCGCTGCCGATCTAATTGATACCCAAACTGATTTGAACCTCGCTACGGCGAGGTTTTTTTATGCCTGGAGAAACGCATGGCCAGAAAGTCACTTGGCACTTTAACTCTAGACCTTATTGCTAAAGTGTCTGGCTTCGAGCAAGGAATGGACAAAGCAGAGCGGAAGTCTCAGAAAACCGCCAAACAAATCCAGCGCTACTCGAAGCAGATCGGGGCGGCCATCACCGCAGGCACGGCTGCTGCATTAACTGGGATGACCGCCCTCGTTGCCTCCACGGCGAACAGCGCCCGAGAAATAAAGAATCTTTCTGAGCTGGCGGGAGCAAGCCCGCAGCAATTTCAGAAGCTGACCTATGCGGCAAATCGGTACGGCATAGAGCAGGAAAAAATCTCAGATATCCTGAAAGACACTAACGACCGCATCGGTGATTTCATCCAGACCGGTGGCGGGCCGATGGCTGACTTTTTTGAGAATATCGCGCCCAAGGTTGGGGTGACGGCTGACGAGTTCGCTCGCCTGTCCGGCCCTGAGGCCTTACAGCTCTACGTTCAAAGCCTGGAGGACGCTGGTGTTAGCCAGAAAGACATGACCTTCTACATGGAGGCCATAGCTTCTGACGCAACAGCCCTTATTCCGCTGTTACGTGATAATGGCAGAGAGCTGAAAAACCTTGGCGACGAAGCCGAACGAACCGGTAATGTGTTCTCGGATATGGACTTTGAGCAGCTGGAGTCCATACGACGCAGCATGGATGAGCTTAGCGGCGCCGCCACCGGGATGAAAAATGAAGTTGTCATGGCGGCACTTCCGGCCATCGAGGACCTGGTTGACCTATTGAGTGATGAGAGCACGATGGAATCGGCTCAGGCGCTGGGCTCTGCCATTGTCACCTCTATGAACTTCGTTATCGAGGCGATAGACGGCGCCGTTAAGGTCACTCAATTTCTGGCTGAGGAGTTGGCGGCATTCATTCATGGCCCTGCCTTTGATGACATTCCCCGGCTGACGGAAAAGCTGAATGATTTGGGGGATGCGGTTGAAGGGCAGGAAGAAAGGCTCAAATCTCTCCGGCAGACACCGAACCTGATTCCAAAAGAGGTTATTGCTACCGAAGAAGAGCGGCTGAGACGCCTCAGGGCAGAGTATGATGCCGTCTCTGAGTTGATAGAAAACGCGCGGAAAAATCAAAGCGCTCAAGCAGGCGCCGGGGATGGAACTGGCGTTGACACAATCGATACATCTGGCTCGGGCGCCGGCATTTCATCCGGTGGTGTATCGACAGGCACTGGCGGCTCTACCGACGAAACCGGCAATGGCGACACAGACTATCTTCAGCGGGTACAAGCTCTTCGCCAGGCCTTTGAAACGGAAAAACAGATAGCTTTGCGCCTGTACGGGGAGCGCAACGAAGAAATCAACGAGCTATATCAGGCTGACGTGATCAGCAAGATGGAAGCCGACCATCTTAAGATCCAGTCTGAACAGGAAATGCAGGGTCAACTTAAGCAGATCCGGCAAAACGCTGCTGATGAGGAAGCACGACTTCAGCAGCAGCGCCAAGCCCTTATTCTGGCTGGCTCAGAACAGCTCTTTGGTTCATTGGCCGACATCACCGGTCAGTTTGCCGGAGAGCAGACCGCACTATACAAAACCATGTTCGCGGTTCAGAAGGCCGCGGCCATTGCTCAGTCTATCGTCGCAATTAACACCGGCATTGCACAGGCGTCTGCCGTTCCATTTCCCGCCAACCTTGCCGCCATGGCATCAGTGGCCGCCGCTACCGCTGGAATTGTTAGCAACATTCAGGCGGTATCAATTGCCGGCATGGCCCACGACGGCATCGACAGCGTGCCAAAGGAGGGCACCTGGCTTCTGGATAAAGGGGAGCGAGTCCTCACCTCCCCTCAAGCTGACAACCTCGATGCGTTCCTTGCCAGGCAGCAAGCTGGCGGAGGATCCGGAACAGTGGTCAACGTCATCGAAGACAATTCCCGGGCCGGAGAAACAGAAACCAAAAGAGGGAGCGACGGCCAGGAAGAGGTTAATGTTTTTGTCGCTGACATTATGGGCGGCGGACCGAGAGCAAAAGCCATGCAAACCGCATTCGGACTCAGGAGGCAGGGCTACTGATGGCAACCGAGAAAGAGTTTCCCAAGTACCTGCCAACGCCACTCCGTAACGGTTACGGGCTTAAGCCGGCGCCCACGTTTGCCAGGACCAGCATGGCCAGCGGTCGTTCCAAACAACGCCCGGTCAACACCACTGTGCCAACAATGGTTCCTGTGGCGTTCCTTCTTACCCAGGAGCAGGCGCAACTCTTCGAAGCCTGGTTCAATTACGAGATCAGCTATGGCACCGAATGGTTTAACTGCCAGCTGGATTCTCCTATGGGGCTCCGCCCTTACGAGTGTCGATTCACCGGCATGTACGAAGGCCCGAAGCTTCGCGGATTGAGGCACTGGGAATACAGCGCGGAGTTCGAGATACGAGAGCGCCCCGTCCTGAATGAGGAATACTGGCTCTATGGTCAGTCGTTTGTCCAAAACCAGAGTATTATCGACGTAGCTCTGAACAGCCTTTGGCCTCAACCATGAGCATTATTGAAACGGTCTACGCTTCGGCGCCGTCTGAACATGTGATTCATCCAACGCTCGAGATCCTGGTGCCGAACTTCGAGCCCATCCGCGTTGTGGCGTCCTTCGAGGATCTGACTGCAACGCTTGAGACTGGCGAAACCGTAACCTTCAACTCAGGCCCGTTTGAATACAAAGAGCCGTCCAAGAACACTCAGGGAAACCAAACCCTGAATTTCTCCATCGCTAACGTCACAGGCGAGGCCCAGAAAGCTGTGGAGGCCGCACTGGAGTCTTCCGAGGAAGTGCCCGTAAATTACCGGGTGTTCCTCTCCAGCGATCTCTCAGCGCCTGCCAACAAGCCCTACAAGATGACACTTAGAGGCGGGACGTTCGAGGGCATGATGGTGCAGATCGAGGCCGGATACTACGACCTTCTGAATGCCGCGTGGCCTCGAAAGCGCTACACGTCCGAATTCGCCCCTGGGCTGAGGTACATTTAATGACCCTTGATGAAATCCTGGCGATTCCATACGAGCCTAACGGGCGCTCTCAGTCCGGAGCCGACTGCTACGGCATCGTCCGGATGGCCCGCGTTTATCTGTTCAACAAGCCCTGGATGCCGGTTCATGGAGGTGTTGAGGGCAGCGACAAACGAGCGCTCACTGATGCAGTCCGGGCGGAGGCGCCAAACTACCGTGAAGTCAGGCCGCAACCAGGTGCAATTGCTTGCGCCTTCCGCGGCTCCCTCTGCACTCACATTGCTATCGTGGTTGATGTAGACGGCAAACGGATGATCCTGGAAACCGATGAACCGGGACGAGGCGGCCACGGCCCGCGCCTGGTCAACTTGCGGTATTTCGAACAGCGGTTTCTGAAGGTTGTTTACTATGACGATTAAGGTCTACAGCAGCATCATGCCGGGTGAACCGGCCGAGACTTACGATCGTTCGGGCTTAACCGTTGAGGCTTTCGTTAAATCCTTCACGCCGAATTACCGGCGCGGTGATTCTCAGCCGATTTCCTGCATGATTAACGGCGCCATCGTGAAACCGCTGGATTGGGCCGATGTTGTCATCGGTGAGCGCGATGTGGTCGAGTTCCGGCCGGTTCCCTTTGGCGACGTGGTCGATGCTCTTGCCATTGTGTTCCCCACGGTCTTTGGCCCTATTGCCGGCCCTCAGCTGGCGATCGAGGCGTTGATCGACATTCCCGGCCAGCAAGGCGGCCAGGGATCTCAGGGCAGCCAGTTAAATCCGGCTGACGCCAGGGCCAATATCGCACGGCTTGGACAGGGCATCCCCGAGGGTTTCGGCTATTACATCCGTTACCCCGACTACCTCAATCAGCCGCGCACGTTTTACCAGGACCGGAAAACGCAGGTGATTCGCCTGCTGCTTTCTGTTGGCGTGGGCGAATACGAGATTGATCCGGACTCCGTGAAAATCGGTGAGACGCCGATCAATGAGCTGAACAACGCGGACTTCACCATCTATGAGCCCGGCGCGGATCTTTCCGGTGTCCCGAATCACGAGAATTGGTTTCAATCACCGGAGGTTGGTGGCACCCAAGGCAGCGCTGGCATCCGGTTGAAGGGCGTCACCTATGACCAGCGCACGTATTTTGGATCAGGCACGGCATCAGGCGACGCGATAACCGGCGTTTCAGTAGGCGAGTTGTGGGAGCCCGGGATCGTTGGGTCTATAAAAATGACCCAGTCAATAACCATCACCGACCCGGGCATCAGTGCAACGCTTATTTTCAATGGCGACTTTCAGCACCTTGCCGCTGGCATGACCGTCAACATCGAATCCAATGTCGATGTGAATGGCACCTACGTTGTTTCAACAATCAACGCAGCCAAGGATGAGATCGAGCTGGAGACGACCGGCGGAGATCCTGTAACGGATTCATCCGGCCTTTCCGGTGCCATGTCCATCGACAAAGCGGGCACAGAGTACTCGCTGATATCAATTCCCGGCGATACAGAGATACAGGTTGAGCGCCAGCTGGCGGACGGTTCACCTGATCCCGATTGGGATGGAAACCTGCCATTAACGTCTGTGGGCCTGGAAATCATTTGGAGTGCCGAAGATTTTACCGGCAATAGGGCTGGACCCTTTGTCGTGTGCCCGGATGGTGAAACCACTGACACCATTGAAGTCGATCTTTTCGCTTCCTCAGGTTTGGGCGTGGTAGACGGTGAGTCCATAAACGCCAGGAGCCGGGACATTCGGATCGAATATCGCGAAGTTGGGGCTGCTACCTGGCAGGAACAGATTGAGACGGTCAGCGGTAGCACCCGAGATCAACTCGGCTGGACATTTACCGTCAACCTGCCCTCGGCTATCCGGCCCGAGATCCGAGTGAGCCGTCTCGGAGCGGAGGATGTGTCGGTCACCTCCTTGGACCGGCTGGACTTCACGGCGCTGCGCTGCAAATTACCAACGGTAACGAGTTACGAAGGCATTACCACGATGGCCGTGGATATTCTCGGTTCTGATGAGATTGCCAGCAGCTCCAACAACAAGATCAACCTGGAATTCACACGCAAGTTGCCAACGATAAGCGAAGGGGAATTCACGGCCAACGCGGCAACCAGGAGCATCAGCGCAGCTGCGTGCTATGTCGCCAAGTCACTCGGATACGCAGACGACCGGATCAACCTGGAAGAGATGGAGCGATACGAGGCAATCTGGACGCCTCGCGGTGACACCTTTGACTATGTGTTCTCAGATGGCACCGCCAAAGATGCGATCGACACCATTCTGAGGGCCGGCTTTGCCGAGATGACCCTGGAAAACGGGGTCATCACCCCAGTCCGCGATCAGCCACGCGAAAAATTAGAGGACGGATACAGCCCTGAGAACATGACTGCTCCGCTCCGTCGGCAGTTCCAGGGCAAGAAAGTGGACGAGCCCGATGGCGTAGAGGTCGAATTCACCAAGGCCGGCACCTGGACAACGGAAACCATCCAGTGCCTGCTTCCAGGAGACCAGGCGATCAAGCTGGATAAAGTGAACCTCAAAGGCGTCACAGACCAGACCCGAGCCTGGCGAATCGGCATGAGACGAAGAAGAGCACAGCGCTATCGCCGATGGACCTACTCGTTTGAAACTGAGCTGGATGCTCTGAACAGCCAGTATCTGTCCTATGTTCCGCTTGTGGATGATATACCCGGCTACGGCAAGGCCTCGATCCTGCAATCCATCAGCGCTGATCGAATTGTGGTTTCCAAGCCGCTGGAGTTCGAGGAAGGCAAAACACACGTCGTTGCTTACCGCTCCGAATCTGGTGAAGTTGTTGGGCCGTTTCCGGCAACACCAGGCCCTGACAAATACACAGCGCTTGTGTCGATCCCGCAGCCCTGGCCAGCTGTTACGCCATCGGACAGAGAGCCAACCCATATTTACTTCGGCACAACTGACCGCTGGAGCTTTCCGGCGCTAATTACGGAAATCAGCCCGAGCGGACCGCTCTCTATTGGCGTTACGGCGACCAACTACGATGACCGGGTTTATGCCGACGACGACAGCGCCCCAGCTTAAAGCTACCTAATCCCCAAACGACCCGCCGCTCAGCGGGTTTTTTTATGCCTTGGAGAAAAGCATGACCAAGTACAACACCGGCAACCCTGTTGGTTCTTCTGATCCTCGCGATTTGCATGATAACGCGCAAAACGCCGACTACCTGGAGAACGGTCCGGCAGATAGGTATCCCGACCGGTTGGGCAAGCTGCGCAAGAGCCGCGCTGGCATGGAGAAAGCGTTTGATGATTTCCTAGCTGCGAGTGGCTATCAGTTCATCGGCGAATACGCCTCAGGGATTGAAGTTACTTCGTACAATCAAGTAATACGTGACACTTCTGGAGAGTTTTGGCGAGCGGCTGCGGCCACAGATTTGCCTTATGCCACCACCGGGGCGGGCATGCCAGAGGGCGAGGCTTTTGTTTCGGTTGGGGATGCGGCGCTGAGGCAGGAGATGGCCAGCAGTGCTCCAGGCAACGGATCCGACCTACTCTCACACGCAGGCACCAATGATACGGTGACTGCGGCGCTCAATAAGCGCACAATCCACATCGGTAGTGTGGCGGAACTTGTCGGAATATCTGGCCTAAAGGATGGCTCACAGTATTCCACGTCCGGTTACAGGGAAGGGTCCACGAAAGGCGGCGGTGTTTACGTTTGGCGCGCAAGCTATGATAAATCCGCACATGATGGCGTTCAGATAATTGACCCGAGCCGTATATTCCCGGTGAACTTCGACGACAAAGCCCAAGTTTCATCATGGCTCTCGGCCGGAACCGGGTCGGGCTGCTTTGTAAAAAAGTGGTCCCCGGCACTTTCCGCCTATGAAGCCGGGGTGACCGACGTCGCCTCTACCAGCGATACTCTAATGGTTTCAGCGCTTTTGCAATCTCTGTGCGTAAACCGCTGA